CTGAAAAGCCCATCCCGACACATCTTCTATTGACAACATTCCTTCTCTATCAAGGATGGTCATACATGACGCTTCAACTTTGGCTCACAGTGGCACTCGTGACATTTTATACGTTGATACATGAAAATTTATATATCTCTTAAAAGTAGAATGAAGATTCATATCGTTGGAGCTGGGCCCACCGGTATGTCCCTCGCATGGGAAATACTCAGGTCAACTGATCATGAAGTAACACTCTACGATAGAAAACTTTCAGGAGGTGGATCATGGTGGGAACCTGATGAAGAAGTTCGTGATCTCCACGCACATAGGATCGTATTCGATCGAGCATTTGTCAATACAAAGTCGATCTTCAATGAGATGGGAATTTCTTGGGATGATATATTTGTACCATCAGATGGTGCTAGTCACACTGCGTTTGCTCTACGCTCACTCAATGTCAAAGATTATGGAACTCTGATTACTTTATTTACAAAAGTATTGAGTCAATCTACAAAATACAAATCAATTTCTCTGAAAGAAGCTGTAGGGACTCTGAGTGAAAGTGGTCAAGCTGTCATTGAACACCTCCCATTGATCATGGATGGCGTCACATGGGATGTTATGTCGGCCTATGAATTCGTAAAAAATTTGGATCATGTTGGTCTTTCAAAACCCTACACACAACGTGTTTCGGGTAAAGTCATGTGTGATGCGATGGAAAATGCGGTCATGGAAGCAGGTGGAAACTTTGTGTTCAATACGGAATTGGAAAGTGTTGCCTACAGTGAAGAAAGTTACATCGCCAAGTTTTCGGGTGGAAAACGTATAGAAGATGGTATGCTCTTCTTGTGTCTCGATAACAGTCCAGCCCTCAAAGTACTCGGAGATAATTGGGGTCCGGATGCTGATAAGAAACTTAGAGCGAGTACGTACGGTGCCATTAACGTTCTCGTTGATTATGAAAACCCCATCAAAATTAAAACAGATCTCGAAATTGCCACGAAAACCAGATGGAATCTTCAACCGAAAGTACTCGCGGATGGTAAGACGATTTCATGTGTCATATGTGACCTCACCGATGATGTGTTGCGATATGACCCAGCTGGATTGAAAGCTGAAGTACTTAATCAACTCGAGCTCCCAGAACCCATTGATATGCGTATCGGATGGGGAGCTGAATGGAAAGGTAAAAAATGGGAATTCAGTCAATCATCGGGTGTGCTCAGTCTCTATGGACAACTCCCCTTTTTCGGTAAATGTTCAAAAGTTGCGATGTGTGGTATGATGTCCCCCAGAAACACACCGTATTCGAGTATCGAGGCAGCTGTGGAAGTCTCGAGGGCCTTAAGTCATCAACAATTTGGGACGAGGGAACCTCTCCAGCCAATTTTGTTGTCACAAGTGATTTTAATCACCGTCGTATTACTTATAGTTTTAGTCTTAGTGTATCGTAACAGGAACCAATGAAGTTCGTAGCCAAAATACACGAACCATTGTATGACTTTAATAGTAAAAAGTATATCCGTTTTATAATTCCTGTAAATGTCTCGGAAATTATAGAACGCATGCATACAAATAAATCACATCTCCTCGCGAATCAAAATACCGACAACCCACTCGATGGGAGAGTCCTCACCGTGAAGGTACCATTCCGTTATAGGAGAGTGATGTGTGAAGTCAAAGGACGTCCCATTCAGTCTCTACTAAAGGGTGACGAAGTTGAAGTCGTGGTGGACTTTAAAGGGGTTTGGAATGTTGGCAATTATTCGGGCTTCTCTTGGACGCTCTCGAGTTCCTCGGTAATGGGTTGATTGGGATCCTGGGGGAGGTCAATGGTAGTAAGACCACCCTTCTTGAATCCTTCAAAAGTCTGGAGCATACCCTGAAGCCTAAACACTTCTTGGGTCATCTGCTCGATGTTCATACGAATCTTCTTAATGTTCTCTTCAACGTCGACGATAGGCATCTTATACTCATTTAAAGTTTTACGTCTTTAAATAAGTATGCTTACTCGAACTGGATACTTGGTAAGTGGTGGTCCAATTCCAGAAATTAAAAAGGAACTTACGATAAGACCTATAGTCAATGGGGATTATGGATTCCCTCCACCACCTTTCAAAGTTTTCAGAGCAACTAAGAATGGAATCTGCGTTCCAAGATTCTACGGAACTACTAAACTTGGAGAACCCAAAGAGGACAAGAGACCTGAGCCCACCCGCATCAACACTACGTTTGTCGGACAGCTCAGGGATACTACACACCAAAATGATGCCCTCCGAGCAGCAATTAAAGCAGGGCATGGCATACTTTCTTTACCATGTGGGTACGGCAAGACGACGGTATCCTTGGCCATAGCGTGTAAGCTCGGATACAGAACGATGATCGTCGTCCATAAACAGTTTCTGGCGGATCAGTGGCGGGAACGTATTCAACAGTTTTGCCCAGGTGCTACGATTGGTGTTGTGCAACAGAATAAGAAAGAAATTGAATGTGATTTTGTCATCGCGATGCTTCAGTCCCTTTCTCTCAAAGAGTACTCATTCTCCGATTTTGATACAGTCGGAACACTCATCGTGGATGAGGCACATCATATTTGTGCTAAAGTGTTCAGTCAAAGTCTCTTCAAGATGTGTCCCAAACATATATTTGGACTTTCAGCGACACCAGAAAGAAAGGATGGTCTCACTAAAGTGCTTCATTGGTTCATGGGTCCCACATTCTTTGCGGTTGAAAGAAAAAATCAAGAACAAGTTGAAGTGTTTCAGATTACATTTGATTCCCCGAATTATAGAAACCCCCCGCCATCTATGCGGAACGGGAAGATCTCCATGCCTAATATGATTACTCAAATTGTCGAGGACCGAGCAAGAAATAAGATGTTGGTGGAACTCGTCAAAAAGGCATCGGCGGGTACGAGACAACTTTTAGTCCTCAGTGACCGTCGACAACATTGTGAATTTCTTCATCAGTGTTTCCCGAAGACATCCGGACTGTACATGGGTGGTATGAAAGAAGCTGCTCTCCAGGAATCTTCAAAGAAGAAGATCATCTTCGCAACGTTCAGTCAAGCACATGAAGGGCTCGATATTCCAACACTCGACACAGTTATTCTGGCAAGTCCAAAATCGGATATCACACAAAGTATTGGAAGAATTATGAGAGAAACCAAAGGAAAGAAGAATGAGCCTCACATTTATGATGTACATGATCCATGGTCAATCTTCACAGCGATGTATTACAAGCGAATGAAGGTCTACCGACAAGGCGGTTTCAAGATTCAAGGAAAAATGATAGAAGAGAACAAGAGTGACTTCCCTCAGGGAAAGTGTTTGTTTTTATAATCTGAACATCTATTAAATGTCCGGCGCATTAATACAGCTCGTCTCCAAGGGTGTTCAAGATGTATATCTCATGAGTGATGAGGGACATTCCTTTTTTCGTACGAAGTTTACTCGGCATACGAACTTTTCGCAGGCTCCCAAATATATAAAGACTGTGACTGTCGATGACGCTTCAATCACTATCCCAGTTTTGGGAGACGTTCTAAATGGGTTATGGTTCGAGTCTGATAGTGCGACTAATCATAACATCGCATCGAATCTCTTTTATAACTCAACCATAGATCTCTTTATTGGTGGTCAAAAGGTTGATTCGCAACACTTTGATTATTACAGTGAAATCTGGCCGAATTACTTAGCTGATACGTACAATAAGTCTCAAGAACTCAACAACAAGGCGTCACTTTCCAATAAATTCTTCGTCCCCCTTCACTTTTTCTTCTGTGATCACAAAGCCTTCTTACCTCTAGTCGCACTTCAAAATCATCAAGTCGAAATACGAATTAATTTCGATCAAACTACTCTCGGAATCATTCCAGCGGCCGAAAAGAAGGCGAACATGTATGGCAACTACATTTACCTTGACACAGAGGAGCGTGAGGCACTAGTGAAACGTTCGTTGGACTTTGTCATCACTCAAACACAGCGAGTAGAATACCCATTAAATGCTGTAACCGATAACAATACACAATCCGGTGGGTACAACACCCTCGACATTTCAAGTTTCAATCACCCAGTGAAGTCACTCTTCTTTGGATTCGGTACCAGTCAGGTTAATCCAGCAATCGATCGTTTTTCGTTTGTAAATGCGGATATTTACATAAATGGAACACCACTTCTCGAAAATATGAGTCCTGTTTATTTCCATACAGCACAGAATTATTACAAATCTACATACGGTAGAACATATTTCAATATGCCCACACATTCCCCTACGTATACAAGGTATTTCGCGTATCATTTTTGTATGAACGCCTCGGAATATAATCCATCCGGAAGCTGTAACTTCAGTCGACTCGATAATGCGAAAATTGTACTGAGAGGTGTGGAAGCGGTCGGTCGAGAATACGTATATGTGTATGCCGTAAACTATAATGTACTCAGGATCAAGGATGGTTTAGCTGGAATTTTATTCGGTAATTAATGTATATGGCGACGCAAGCGGATGGCATTCTCGTCACAGCCGGACAGATTTATGTCAGTAGTTTAGATGCCGCACCAAGAGAGACGGATGTTATCTCGGGTGTCGCGAGTATCGATGCTGGTGAGATCACAGCGGACGAGATTACAGTCTCAAATCTTAACATGTCAGGTTCTTTATTCGCCACAGGTTCCACGCAGTTTACGAGTATCCTACAAATGAACCGTGCGACCGCGAGTCAAATCGGTATTGGTGTTCCAAGTGCCCAACTCTTTAATGATTTCCAAGTTGGCATAGACGACTTTTCAATAAACTCAAGCAGACAAGATCTTGTCGTCGTACATGGGAACGTCGTATCGACAAACCTTTTCGCGACGAACACGATCAAAACAACGAATGATGCGTTTCTAGTGGAGAGTGGGGCTTCAAATGTAGTGAAAGTGTCCGGGAATACATTTTCTACGAATCTAACTGTCGGAACACAACTTATTGTGGGTTCGGAAGTTGATCCCGCGACAGATTCAAACATCGCAGTATTCAAAAATGGTAATGTGGTCGTACAGAATGGGTTTCTTAAAATTACCGGTGACGTCGAAATTACAGGTAACTTGGCGATCACCGAAATTCCCGACTATATAAGTGTGACTAACCTCGTGGTATCAAATGCGGTCATTCAAATGGGAACAGGGAATAATGGAACGTACGATACGGCGGTACTCATGGTGGATCAAGTGGGTGCTTCCAATATTTTCCTTGGATACACACGAGTTGATGACACGTTCAAACTCGCGAGAACGTTTGGTGGTCCAGATAATCAGAATTTTACATTAGATTCTTCCAAGACGACAAATCTTCATATACTCGGTGAATTGTATACACAAAATAATGCGGGTATTGCGAATACAACACCTATGCACACACTCGCAGTTGGCTCGAATCTATACATCGACGATACAGCAGGTGAATCAAACCTTCTTCGTGCGAATGGATATGGATATTTTGAGGGTCTTCGTGTGGGTGAGAAGGGTCTTACCGTAGGGTCATTGATCACTATGGACGCTGACGCACCCGTACCAGTGATAGTTAATTCTATCATACAATCGGATGGTCTTCGTACCACTGGTATTCTTCCATCGGGTATCGCGAATACAGCACCCATTGATACACTTTCCATTGGTAACAAAGTATTCATAAACGTGTACGGCGCGAACGCCTTGACTATAGTTGGAAACACCGTGACGTCCAGAATCATCACAGAGTCTATTCGTGTTCAGGATTTCATCGAGGTCGAAGGTGATTCGGGTATCACATCTGTCGCGAACGTTCTCATTCATGCGGATACAGGCGGTCCCGATACAATATCGAATGCTGTGACCATCGTATCCGGCCCCGTCGCATCCAATACGTCACTTCTGAATATTTTTGGTGCGCGCACGAACCCAGAGTTCCAAATGATTCAGTTCATGACGAAACAAACTGAACGTATGCGTATCTCTTCCGAAGGAAACGTCGGTATCTCGAATACTTCACCCACAGATAAACTCACCGTCGGTGGTACCGTTCGTGTCGTCGGGAGTAACGCATTCACGATGGGTACTGGTACGAATTACATGAAAGCGTTTTCGGACGTGAGTGGAACTCAAACAAAGATTGAAAGTCGTGTGGGTACTGGAAAAGGTCTCAACTTTTACGCGAGTACCACGGATACTATGGGGGTACCAAAGATGACCATTCTCGAAACGAGTAATGTGGGTATCGGAACAGCCACACCTCAAGGTCGTCTCCATACCTCGGGGGGTACGGTGATTATTAATGGTCCGGTCCAATATGACAATAGTTTTGATGTCAATGGAACGCCATTGGTCGTTTCTAACACGACGGCGATAAGTAATAGTACGCTTGATGTGAAAAATGTAATGCATTTAACACGGGAGGGTACATCTATTCGTGATGGCGTGCGTGCGACTTTTAAAATGGGAAAATATGACATCGAATCGGGTAAATCTAGATCTAAACTTGATATATTTTTATCAGATGATAGATACACAGATGAAACCGAAGTTTTGACACTACGCGCAGACGGACGTGTTGGTATCGGTCACACACAACCTACAGCGTATTTGGAAGTTAAATGTACCGGTATAGGTAACCCAGAAACAAATGGATTACTCGTACATAATCACGATAATGGAGATTCCATCATGTCCGCACAAGCTGAATCACTCGTGGGAAATGCATTTTCCAGTTACATTTTGAGTGATGGTGCCAACCGCTCGGGTTGGTCCGTCGGTGTCGCGAATAATAACGATTTCAGAATCTCACAAAATCATGAACAGGTTGTAGATCCAACTGCGATAGCATTGTATATAAGTGACAGTGACCGCAACGTGGGAATCGGTACGGACGCACCCCGGGATAAACTCGAAGTCAATGGGAACGTAACCATAGGAACCCAATTAACCTTTGGTGGTGTTCTCAATGACGAATTTGGTAACACGTTTATACGTGAGCGGTTATACGATGCCGATGACGGTATATCTGAATTATTGTTCTTTAAAGGGACAGATTCGACTTCAAGTGCGGGTCCCGATCGAATCAGGTCCATAG